TATAGCTTATTTTATGTTTAAAAAATATTTTTAATTATTTTATAAAAAGCATATTGACATTTATTTTGTTTATGTTATAATATAATCAGAAACAAGGAAAACAACCATAGAAGAAGGAAAGGAAAACAAAGAAATGCATGGAGAACAGAGAATATTAAAGGAACATAGAGGACGGTTGATTTCAGAAAGAACAGATAGTTTTTGTTTTGAGAGTATTGTAATTGTTGCAAGAACATATAAAATGAAAGAATGCGATAATAAGTATAATAATTGTGCATATGCTAAAAATGCAGAAAAGATTTACAATGTTGAAGTTATTGTTGATGGAAGAACAGTACATGATTTTTATTCAGTAAATGCCGACACTGCAAACAAAGATTGGAAAAACTGGAAATGTATTTGTGCAAGCGAAGAAATTTAAAAATAGGGGTTGACAAGTTCAAACCCTTGGTATATAAAAGAACAGAGAACAACCATTGAATGAGGAACAAGTTATGAAATATGCAATTTATTATAATACAGAGAAAGATGGAAAATATGATTTTCGTACAAGCGAAATAGCGGAAGGTGCAAAGGAAAGAGATTTTTTATTAAACATCATGTGTGGTGATAGTTTTTATAGAAATGTAACATGGTGCAAAATATATAAATCTGGCGAATATGGAATTGAACATCATGTTAGAAATTGTTACAAAACAATTTAAAAAAGTTCTTGACATATAAAAGACACGATGTTATAATATATTTAGAAATAAACAAAGGGAAACAATAAGAGAAGGAGAAAACAAAAATGAAAACATTAGCATTAAAGAAAATCGAAGAAAGAAGAACACTTATACTCAAAAGAGTTAAACATAGATATAATCAATATATTCAAGGTTTAATTACATGCGAAGATTATTCGAGGTATGAAAGTGAATACAGAGCGAATTTTGTTGGATATGTAAGAGCGTTTTGGGATATGGAGCTTTTAACAGATGAAGAGCAAAAAACAATAATAAGTAATTTTACATTTTAAGGAGTGTATGTAAAGTAAATGAAACATAAACAAGTGAAAAATAATAAGGAGAAAAAGTATGAAACAATTAAAAGAAATTATCTTAGGAACGTCAATAATGACGATGCCAATTATATTATCTATTGCATGTGGAATTATTTTTAATTTTTTAAATTGGTAGTTGACAAATAAAATAATAAGTAGTATAATAAATATAACAAAACAAGTAAAACAAAAAGGAGAAGAACAACTATGAAGTATGAAGAAATGACAGTAAAGGAATTAAGAGAAATTAGCAAAGGAAATGGACTTACATTAGAACACAAAGGACATAAGTTTACAAAGCCAGAATTAATCGAGAGATTAAAGCAGTATGATGGCACACAAGCAGATATTAATAAAGCAATTGAAGAAGCCGGAGAAACAACAGAGCCAGTAGAAATCGTAGAAGAAAATGAAGAATGGGATGCACCATTGTTACAGGAAAACAAAGAAGAAAATAAGAAAGTTGACAATACAATTGATGCAAAAGAAGAAACAAATGTGGATAATGGTTTTATTTATTTTGCAGAAACAATTGAACAACTTGAAGAAAAATATGGTAAAAGAAAAAAAGAGTATGTCTATGATGAAATTTTAAATGTTGGAAGTTTTGTTGCTTTTGTGGAATATGTAGAAGCATTAAATGGTGGAATTTATAAAAAGTTAAGAACTGCAAAAGTAATTAAAATCAGTAGAAAGCGTCAGATTGTAAGAGTGCAGAAAGTATTTGGAGATGTGTTAGATTTGGATTTTGAACAATTATTATTTATAAGAAAACCAGAGGAATATTTTCCAAAAGATGTTACAATGTATTTGAGAAAACAGAGATATGAAAACAGAGAAAGAAGGGCAAGATATGAAAACAAACAATACAACAGCGTTAATTAAAGATAGCGTTAGAAAATTATATGAAGCACAGAAACGTAAAAAGAAAGTTGACGAATATTATAATGAAGTTCGAAAAAAAGAACAGTTAGCAATCAGCAATTATATTTTTTCAATGCTTCAAAAAGGTGAAAACAGTTTTGATATAACACTTGATGATGGCGAAGATTATTATGCAGACCATGTGAAACTGAAAGTAACAAGAGTTAGAAAAAAATCAATCACATGGGACATTGATAAACTTAAGAAAAAACTTGACAAGAAAGTTATTAAGAAAATTATAACAAAGAAATACACAATTAATGACATGAGTGGACTTGTTGAATATCTGAAAGAATGTGGAGTAAATCCGAAGAAGTTCAAAAAGTTTTTGACAGTTGATGAAGAATTGAATGAGGTAGAATTAAATAGATTGTATGACTTGGGAGAAATCGACAAAGAACAGGTAAATGGTTGTTATAAAATGGAAATGAGCGAACCATATATTAAATTGACAGAACAGAAACAAGAATATGATTAGAAAGTATGATGGAAAAGACCTAGCAAGAGTATTGATATATTATGGATTAATTGGAGATGTATCAATATCTGATTTTAATATCATTTGCCCATTTCATGATGATATTAATCCAAGTATGAGAATAACACTTGATGATGGACAATTCTTTTGTTTTGGTTGTAGAGCATCAGGAAACGCTTATGATTTTGTAAGACTTGCAAATCCACAGTTGAATGAACTACAATGTTGTATATTGTTAGAACAAATTGTAAACAGCAAAGAAGTAAAGACAATTAATGTTAAATACAAAAAGAAAAAAAAGAAGAACAACAAACAGGCATTAGTAGAAGCAAGTGATTATTTTTACGGGTTGCGTTCGGTCGATTGGAATAACACAAGAACAGAAGATGAAAGAAAAACATTAGAATATATGCAAGGAAGAGGATTTACAAAAAGGGCATTGAATATAGCTGATTGTAGAGTAAATTATAATATTGCTTATCCATTTGTATTTCCGATATTAGACAATGGAGAGTTCAAAGGTTGGGTAGGACGTACAACAAATAAATACACAGCACAGAAGCGTAAATACCTCTATAATGATGGATTTCGCAAACGTGATACTATTTGTGGGAATTACTCTGAAAACTGCATTCCATGGATATGTGAAGGTTATATGGATTATCTAAGTCTTAGAACAAGAGGTCACATAAAAAATACATGTGCATTGTTAGGTTGGCATCTTGCAGATGAACAAATGAAGAAACTGAAAGAAAAAGGAATTACAACGGTTGTCAGTGCATTAGACAATGATAAATGTGGAATAAAAGGAACAGAGTATTTAAAGAAGTTTTTTAATGTGATTCGATTTCCATATCCAGAATATATAAAAGATGTTGGAGAAATGACAGAAGAACAATTTAAAAAACAAATACAAATTGTAAAGAAGCAAATAAAGAAGGTGAAACAAAGTGAAACTAAAAATTGAATGCAAATTAACAGGAACTTTTGTGCAGAGAAAAAGCGGTGTAAAATTAGTTGTTGACAATGTTGTAAGTAAGGAGTATAATGAAGATAGTCCAGAATATGAAGAGTTGTGTGAATTGTGGAGAAACACAATTGGATTTGACAGAGAAGTAGACAAGGATAATTTTGACAAGCAGTTGCTAACGTTAGTTGCGGAACAGGCAAAACAGACATTAAAAACAAGTGTTGAGAAGATTGTAAAAACATTCAAATGTGTTTGGATAGATTCGAGAACACCGTCTTTTGTTGAGTTTGGAGGTTATTTATTAAATCCAAAAGATTTTAGTGCAATTCAGATTTCAGAAATTAAAACGGACATTTCAAAACATTAAACAGGAGGAAACAAAAAAATGGGAAAAATTAGATTAACAGACGTCAAGAGCGAGATTGCAAAAAGTGGAACAAACAAAGGAAAGTTTATTTTTTTCAAAGATGGAACAAAAAAGAGAGTTAGATTTCTAACAGATATGGAAGATGGAATGTCAATTACATTTCATGATAGTTATTCATTAGGAATAAATGTTCCATGTCAAGAAGAATTTAAACGTGATTGTCCGTATTGTGAGAATGAGGAATTGCGTACAAGACCAATGTTTATATGGAGCGTATATGATTACGAAGATAAAGAGGTTAAGTTGTTAATGTTTCCTGTAAACAATTGCAGTCCAATTCCATCACTTACAAGTATGTATGAAGCTTATGGGACACTGTTAGATAGAGATTATGAAATTAAGCAAACTGGTTCACAACAGAACAAATCATTTTCTGTAGTACCATTAGACAAGAATAAATTTATGAACAGAAAAGTAAAACCATTATCGGACAGTGAGATTTTAAAAATTGTAGACAAAGCATATCCGGCAGATAATAATGAAGATTTTGGAGATGATGAAGAGGAAGAAAAGCCAAAGAACAAATCAAAGTCAAAAAAAAGTAAAAGCAAAGTGCCAATGAATGAGCCGGAAGAACAAGACGATGATTGGGACGAAGATGAAGAAAATGACTATGAATCAAAGTCGGCAAAAGAATTGTTCAAACTTTGCAAAGAAAGAGACATTGATTGTAAACCAAAAAAATCAAAAGAATATTATATTGACCTTTTGGAAGAAGCAGACGAAGAAAATGAACAAGACGATGATTGGGACGAAGATGAAGACGATTGGGAAGATGAAGAGTAAACAAATTTTGGGTTGACAAAAGTCAACCCTTTTGTTATAATATAAGAGTATTAAGAGAACAACAGAAAGGGTGAACAATATGGGTAATTTTTTTGATTTGCATAGACATGATGAATATTCATTGTTTGATGGATTTGGTAAACCAGAACAATTAGTGCAGATTGCAAAAGATTTAGGATATAAAGCATTAGGAATTAGTAACCATGGCTCGATAAGTGGATTAATAAAACATTATCAAGCTTGTAATGAAGGTGGAATAAAGCCTGTAATGGGTTGTGAAATTTATTTCCAACCTAAGTTTAACAAAGAGAATCCACAGAGAAAAAGTTATCATTTGAATTTATTTGTTAAGAATCTAAAAGGATATAAAAACTTGTGTCACATTTTAACAGAAGCAAATACTGAACAATTCTATTATAAACCAATTGTTGATTTTAAGTTATTGGAAAAATATTCAGATGGTATTATTTGTACAACAGCTTGTATTGCAAGTGCAACGTCACAGGCAATTATGAATGGTAATAGAGAAACAGCGGTAAAGCTTTTGAAGAAATTCAAAACAATATATGGAAAAGATTTGTACATTGAAGTACAACCATATAAGATTGACAAAGAACATACACAAGAAAGAGTAGACTTAACATTGATGCATATTGCGAGAGAGCAAAAAATAAAATGTATATTAACATCTGATAGTCATTTTGGAAAGAAAGAAGATTTTGACACATATTGTAAAATGCATGAAATTGGAAAAACAAATCTTGATGTAAAAAGAACATATAGTGAAAGATATATGCCTAGCGAATACGATATTGCAGAGAGATTCGCAAAAATGTACAAAAACAAATTTAAGAACAGCATGGAGCTTGCGGAAAAGTTTATTGACAACATGAAAGAAATATACAACAAAGTTGAAGATAACATTTTTGATGGATTGAAGCTTGAGTTACCAGATTTAGGACTTGAAGATAGTTCAAAGGAATTGAAAAAACTTGTTATAAAAGGATTAAAGAAAAAAAGAAAATATAACAAAAAATATATAGATAGATGTAAGTATGAACTTGATGTTATTAATTACCATGGTTTTGCAGATTATTTCTTGATTGTTTGGGATTATACAAATTGGGCGAGAAACAAAGGGATTGCGGTTGGTGGCGGACGTGGTTCTGTATGCAATTGTGAAATAGCATATGCAATAGGAATTACAGATGTTGACAGTATCAAGTATAATCTTGATTTTAGCCGTTTTATGCGTAAGGAAAAGAAAACATTGCCAGATATAGACATAGATTTTGAGACAGCAAGAAGACAAGAGGTAATTGATTATGTAATACATAAGTATAGAGGGAAAGCTATACAGATTTGTTCTTATGGTATGTACACAGTAGATAATCTAATAAATGATTTATCCGGTGTTTGTGGTCTTAACACAACAAAAAAAGAAGTACCGGACGAGTATGAAAGACAAGAAAATGTAAAAGCAGTTTCAGAAATAAAAACATATATTAAATCGTTCATGATTGACAATGAACTAAATATGAAATCTCTACTTGACAATTACCAAACAGAAGAGTATGATAATAAATATGATAACATAATAAAACATTTTTCAAAGATGTATGGAAAGATTAGATATTTAGGAAAACATGCGGCTGGTGTTGCAGTTGTTGGAACAGATATAAGCGATTATACTTGTATTATTATGAAAGACAGAAAAACTTGTGCGTTAAGCAGTTGTTATGACAAAGAAGATTTAGAGCATATTAATTGTGTAAAATTCGATATGTTAGGACTTAAGACAGAATCAGAAATGTTAGACATGAAAAAGTTATCTGGATATGAAGTGAATGAACAGGATATAGAATCAGAAAAAGTATTGGAAGCATTTAGAGAAGGAAAAACAAATGGTATATTCCAGATGGAAAAATCAACACCTAAGAAGATTTTAAAAATGATACATTGTGATTGTGTAAATGATGTAATAGCGGTAAATGCTCTAAACCGTCCAGCACCATTACAATTGCATATGCATGAAACGTATGCACACAATAAGCTATCTGGAAAGGTTGACAAGACAACACCATATTATAGATATACACAAGAGACATATGGTACAATGTTATATCAAGAACAAACAGTTGAAGTTGCACAAAAAGTAGGACATCTGACAGCACAGCAATCTTTCGATATGCTTAAGATTATGAAGAAACAAGAGAACTTAACAAAACCAGAATATATCCCAGTTATTGAACAGATGAAAAAAGACTTTTATAAAGGTTGTAAACAAGAAGGACTTACAAAAGACCAAACAGCAAGTATTTGGGCGAGTATGTTAATATATGGATTCAACAAAGGTCATTCAACAGGATATGCAATGGTTAGCTTAAGACAAATGGTGTACAAACTAAAATTCCCAACAATATTTTGGGGTGTAAAAATCAAATATGCAGATAATGATGGGGACATATACAAATATAGTGAGTGTGCAGTAAAAGATGGTGCAGTAGTAATGTTACCGCATGTAAATTACACAGCAAAGACAGAGCTGAGAAAATATGATGGAGAAGATGTGATACAACAAGGAATAAGTATCATAAAAGGTGTAGGAGCAAAAGCGGCAGAAACAATCATGGAAGAACGAAAAAAAGGTGTATTTACGGATTATGATGATTTTTGTGAACGATGCAAGGGAAAGGCAGTAACAAAAGCTGTTATTGAAGCACTAAGTAAAAATGGTGCATTAGAATTCAACAAAAACAGATATATGAGCAGAGTCGTAACGTATAACAGCTCACTTATGGCAAGATAGGAGGAAATATAATGGCAAGAGGATTCAATAAAGAAGGTATTCTCCGTTTATGCAATGAGATAGATAAGAAAGAAAATGGAAGTGTTTATAGTTTAGGCAGTAAAAGTAAAAACTTAGAAATACCAAGATGGAGTACAGGACTTACAGACCTTGATAATATTATTGGTGGTGGTGTTCCATGTGGAAGAACGATTGAAATATTTGGTGCAGAATCAGCCGGAAAAACAACACTTGCATACCAGTTATGCGCACAACATGATATGTGTCTTAATATTCCGATTGAACGAACATTTGATAGCGAAAGGGCGAAGCTTTTCGGTAACAGACCAAAGCAAATGCTTATATATAATGCACAGTATGGAGAAAAAGCATTTAACAGAGCTATTCGCTTTGCAGAAGAAGGTATACCGTTAATTGTAATAGACAGTGTACCATCATTACAGCCTAAAGATGATATTGAAAAAATCAGAAAAGCGGTAAATACTGATAGTGAGCAAGAAATGCGTATTGGTGGCGTAGCAAGATTAATGGATAAGTATTTACCGACACTTGAAGATGTTATTGAACAGACGGGAACAACGGTTATATTTATAAATCAAATTAGGGATAAAATGAACGCATTACCTTTTGGTGATAATATACAAACACCGGGAGGGCATAAGTTAAAGCATAGTTGTTCATTAAGAATACAAGTAGCAAGAAAGGGATATATAGAGATACCAAATCATAATCCATTTAATACAGAAAAAAATGAACGTATTGGAATGATTATGAAAGTTAAGGTTGTAAAAAGCAAGGTTTGTAATCCGATGCAAAGTTGTGAGATACCATTATTCTATGAACGTGGTTTTGTTGATTTTGCAGACATTGATACTGTAAGAAAAGAGATAATGGCAGAGCATAAACAAAAGTATAAGGAAATGCTACAATGATATTCTATTGTATCACATATGATATACATTTAGAATTAAAAGAAAACACACAAAAGCGGTTCTTCTGTTTTGCAGAAAATGAAAAGCAAGCAATTATCCGCTTTTGTGCAACAACAGGAAGAAGCAGTAAATACATTATCTCTATTAGAAAGGTGGACTAAATAATGAGTTTGGTCGATGATATAAGAAAAGAAGCAGAAGGAAACAGAACAAAGATTCAAAGTACAGAAGAACAAAAGATAGAAAAACTATTGAACAGCTTATTTTATTTGGACAAGGATATTCCAAATGAATTAAAGTTTTTAAAATCTGTAATGACAAGGGGTGCAGAAACAACAGAAAGGAAAGGATTACATGCATCAGCTATTATTGTGTCAGACGATAAATTTTGCTATAGACAGCAAGTATTAAGCTTATTCTACAAACAACTACAAGGTGAACAGACATCTGTAGGACTTAAACGTATATTTGCTGAGGGTGATGCAATACATGAGAAGTGGCAGAGACTATTTATCCGTGGTGGACTTTGTAAGCCATTAGATTGCGATTATGGGCGTTTTGATGAAGATTATGACTTATCATATACACCGGATATTATCTGCCATTTACCACGCAATATGAGCCTTACAGAGCCATGTGATAAATGGGATGATTATATTGTTGAGATTAAGTCTGTAAACAGTTTTACTTTTAAGAAACAGAAGTATCATGCAAGTGGAAGAAAACAATGCCAATTGTATATGTATCTAACTGGAATACATAAAGGAATTGTATTATGTGACAGTAAGAATGACCAAGAATTTAAAGTGTACAGATATGACTATAATCCGGCAGAGATAGCACAATATATTAGACGTTTGGAACAAATACAGCAATACAAAAGCAATCTTGTAAATAAACATAAACTGGTATCACGTTGTGAAAAGTGTACAGGATATGATAGCAAAAGGGCATGTGAATGCCCGATGCGTGAAGTATGTTATAAAAAATCAAAGGAGAGAATATGATTGATATATTTTTATTAATTGTTTGGTTAATAATTGCAACAATAGTTGTATCAGTTGGAATAACTTTATTTATTTGTGCTTGTATTTTATTAATGCATTTGTTCATGAATTTGTTTAATTAGGGGTTGACATTGTTCAACCTCTATGTTATTATATAGACATAAACAAGGAAATGTAAAACAAAAACAGTAGAGTAAACAAATGGAGAACAATTTAGATGGCAAAATATTGTAAGACATATGGATTAAGAGTAACATATTTAGATTGTCTTGAGTGTGAAACAAAAGAATGCAAACAGAATGGTGGTGATGTGAAAATGGCATTAACAAAACGATATTTAAGTATAGAACCGGAACAGAAAGTCTTTCTTGTATTTGCAAGTAAAAAAGAGGGATATAAAGACAATGTTGTGTGTAGATGTAAAGTAAAAAGTGCAACAGTTTATTCAGATGCCACAATATATAATCTTAAGGTTGAAAAGATTGTATTAGGAAAAGAACAGGACAAAGATGTAAAAAGATGGGTACAGACATTTATGTGCGAAAACTCAAATATAGATACAGGACATAGAAGAAGTCCGAACAGGTATCCAGTATTTACAACAAAGGAGAAATGTATAGAATGGCTAAGGAACAAGTAGAAAGTGATTACAAAAAGAGATTTATGAATGGTTTTAAAAAGTTGTGCAATTCAAAACATAACTATACAGTATGGCGTGATTGTATGGAACTGTTCGCAATAACAATGTCAAACAGTGTAATGATACAATTAAAAGAACAAGAGCCATTTAAAAGCATTTGGGAAGAAAGAGAAAATAAATATCTTAGAGTTATAAATAGTTATACAAAAAAAGAACAAAGACTTTTTCCACAAATGTTAGCATTGTTGGTAATGGAATTAGAAGCAAGACCAAATCAAGATTTATTAGGTCAATTATACATGAACCTTGAAATATCGAACAAGAACACTGGACAGTTCTTTACACCATATGATGTATGTGAAGTAATGTCAAAATGTACTTTTGACAGGAAAGAGCTAGGAAAGATAGTACATAAAAAAGGATATGCAAGTGTTTATGATTGTGCTTGTGGAGCGGGAGCAACATTGATAAGCGCAAGTGAGCAATGCAAAGAGATGTTCTGTAAATACAATTATCAAAATCATGTATATTTTGTCGGTCAAGATTTAGATGAAACTTGTGTTCATATGTGCTATTTGCAGTTGTCTTTACATGGACTTGCTGGATATGTGATATGCGATAATACATTGATTAAACCAGAACCAGAGTTACCGAAAGATTTAAACAAGATTTGGTTTACACCTATTTGGTTTAATAATGTTTGGAAAATGCGTAGGTTATTTCATAATCAAGATATTTTAGGGAGGACATTAAATGTATAAATGGAGTTGCTCTGATTGCATCTTTCTTGACAAGTCAAGGTGTGAATTTGGAAAGTTAAAGGAATATAAAAAATATGGTTGTAATGCAAGAAATGGAAAAAATCATATAGGGTATATATGTGGTTATGTAAGTAAGGACAGCGAATTAAAAAAACTAGGTTGCTCATGTATTAACAGATTAAAGTTCGGTGACAATTTTGCTCTAAATGAAAAATATAATGTCATATATCTTGGAAAAGTAAGCAATAAAAGATTATTATACAATGCCGATTTAAGAATATTTAAACTTGTAAAAGATGATTGGGGTAATGGTAAAAAGATAAGAGTATTATGCAGATATGGACATGATAAGATGTGCAAAGATTTGAGGAGGAAATATCTACATGAGTAAAATTGTAATAGGAATAGACCAGTCATATACTAGGACTGGAATTACAGTACTGAAGAATAAACAAATACATAGAATGAAATCATTAAATTTTAAAGGGTGCAGAAATAATACAGAAAAGCGAGAGTTATTATCTGATATACTAGATAGTCTCATAAATGAAGCAGACTCAGATAACATAAAAATAATAACAGAGCGTATTCGTTTACGTTCACAAGGTTTTCTGTCAGAAGCTTATATTAAGTCTACAGGAGCATTAATAGCAACTATCATAGATGTTGCAGATACATATGATATACCTGTATATAGCGTTGATACACGTTCTTGGAAGTCTCAAATAGTAGGCAATTCAAAACCTTTGGAAAATAAGTACGGGATTAATCCAGAAAAGTATCGGACAATTTTGCATTTGAAACAAAAAGGATTACTAAGATTTATAATAGAACCATATAAAGGGAGGGCAACAAAAGGAATTGTAAACGTAAATATTGATGGAACAAAAACACCTTGTAAAATTAATGATGATTTAGCAGACAGTTATTGTATTGCTATGTATGGTTATTTACCTAAATCAAAGCAGAAGTTAAAGGAGGAAAAATTTTAATGTTTAGAGACAGAGTAGAAGAATTAGAGGAAGAAGCAAGAAAGGCAGATGGAACAGTGGAGAAACTTAAAACACACATTGTAGATGAAGAAAAAGCAATTAAGAACTATGAAATGTTTAAAGAAGCGGCTTATAATAACATTAACATGTCAACTCTTGAAACATATTACATGTTATCTGGTTATTTGTTTGGAATGAATTGTAGTGGAATCATTAGTGATAGTACACATAGTATTCTAACATCTAAATTAAAGAAGGAAATAATAGATATAGGATAGTGAATAACTATCCTTTTTATTATGCTTTTAAACACGTTTATTCCTTTGTATTTTGGCTTTTAATACTTCAAGTGTAAAGTTGTAAGGCTAAAGAATAAAACCTCTTAAATCGTTAAATAGGGCGTTTCTATTTATATTCTTTCTTTATATATTTCTTTCTTGTGTTTCAAAATAAATTATTTCAATTATTTTACAAAATAGTATTGACAGATAAATAGTTGTGTTATATAATGTAATCAAGTTAAAGGAAACAATAAAACAGGAGGTAAACAAATGGAATTAACAAGGGAACAGGCAATAGCAGAGCACAGAAAAATGTGGAAATGGATTTCAAGACAAATAATGAAGGATTATAAAGAACAGTATTCAATAAAATATATTACTAGATACAAATGTATTTATCTTAAGAATAATTTTAAAAATGAACATGTTAGAAATAGTTGTTTTTGCTGTGATTATGCATATAGTAAATCATCATATATTATTTGTTCTTTCTGTCCTTTATATTGGAATGCAGAATGTACAGAAATAGAATGTACAGAAGGTTACTGTGGTTCAATAAGTAAAATTTTTAGTAATGCAACTATAGGTTTAGTAACTAAAGATTCAACAGAAGAATATCTTGTATGCGAAGAAGGAGCTAAGAGACTTTCAAGAATGGCATACAAAATAGCAATGTTAGAAGAAAGGAAAAGATGATATGGTAGGTAATTATAAAGTTATTACATTATGCGGAAGTACAAAATTTAAAGACGCTTTCATAAAAGCGCAGAAAGAATTAACATTAAAAGGAAATATTGTAATAAGTGTTGGTTTATTTGGTCATTCAGATGATAACGAAGTATGGGAAGGAATGAATAAAGGTACATTGACCGATACAAAAATTATGCTTGATGATATGCACAAAAGAAAAATTGATATGGCTGATGAAATTTTTGTAATAAATGTGAATGGATATATTGGAGATAGCACAAAATCAGAAATTGAATACGCTAGAGAACATGATAAAAAAGTAACATATTTATGTAATAAATAACAAAAGATATATTTTTTAAGCAAAAGAAGAAAGGAAAGATAATGTATAAAAAACCTTTATATTGGACAGATGCATTGTTTTTGAATTTCTTGCAAAGGGTAATATTAATACATAGTTATTTGTATTATGAAAAAGATAACAGCATCTGGACAGATAAAAAATATGATGAAACAGCAAAACAGTTGACAGAGATACAAAGAAAGCATAACAAACAATGGTTAGTCCATAATACACAATATGGATATTGTATGTATGATTTTGACGGAACAACAGGTTTTGATTTGTGGAGTAGATTAACAGAACATGATAAGGAACACATTAAAATGATTGTAGAAATGGTATTGGGTGAATAGTATGAAAGCAGATTTTGAAAAAGGAACAAAGATTTGTTCTAGGTGTAAAAAGGAATTGTCAGTAGAAATGTTTACTATTGATAACAGTGCAAATGATGGATTAGTAGCTTATTGTAAAAAATGTTGTTGTGAGCTCAGAAAACAATATTATGAAAAAAATAGGAGAAAGATGATAGAATACCATGTAAACAGACAAAGTACATTTTGTAGAAAAGGACATAAACGAGGAAATAGCGGATTTTTAAAAGAGATTATGAACTAAATGAAGAACAATTGAAAAGAAGGAATAACCGTAGAAAGCGAAAAAATAATAAAAAGAGGAAAGCATATGGGGTTATGATATGGTATAGTGAAAAATTGAATAATTTGAACTCGGAAGATTACAGAAAAGAAATAAACAAAGAATATAATCGACAAAGATATTGTGCGATGAAAGGAAATCTAGGAAAAACAATACCAAGTGAACATTTTTTATTCGATTTTGATTTGGAGTTAATGTTAAGAGATGGTGTAAAAGACCAAAATGGAAACAAAATGGAAAGATGGTGGAAAGGTAACATAAGACACTGGACAGTAAAAGATGGAATATGGAAGGAGTAAACAATGATAGTTAACATAGAAAGAGATATAGACGTAAAGCAACTGTTAATCAATCTTGATTCTAAATCACAGTGTAAATCTGTCGGAATGGCTGGATATGAAGTTTTAGTTGACAAACAAATGTTAAGAGATGCACATGACGTAATAGCACAGTTTATTAAAGCAAAAGAAGAACAATCAAAAAGAATCAAAGATGGCATTGAAGCCAGTAACAAGAAATCTGGACGCAAACTAGGACAGGTAGACAAGTTAACTGATGATTTGCGTAGAGACATAAATTATTATTTGCAAGACCGAACAATAAAGCAGACAGAATTAATGGACAAACATCACATTAGTAGAGACACATTAAATAAATATATCAAGCGTGTAAATGAGATTGAGAAGGTGTAATAAGTGACTAACATAGAACAATATAAAAGAGATATTGGTTGTTTGATGAAAAAATGTCCAGAGTGTAATGAAATATTATCTTTGTGTTTGGAGTTATTGGAAGAAAATTATTATAGAAGTAGAAGGATGAAAGATGGTCTAAAAAATGAACAAAAGAAGCACTAAATGGTACAGAAAAAATGAAGCAGAAGTTATGAAGCGTTTAGGATTTAAAGAAACAAGAAATAGTGGAGCAACTTGGATTGATAAAGGTGATGGACAAAATGAACATTATATTTGTGAATTAAAATCTACAGACAAAGAAAGTTATTCATTAAAGCAGACAACATTACATGTATTAGAAGCACAGGCTATAGAAGCGCATAAACTACCAGTATTTGCATTACAATTTATTAATACCGATGAAATATGGCTTGCAATAAAAGAGACAGATATAGAAGCATTTAAACGTCATATAATAGAAGAGTGGAAAGAACAACAAGGACTATTAAAGGAAGAACAAAAAGAAAAGGAACAAGAAATACTTGACATTTTCGAGGAAGAAGATTATAATAATGATAGTGATTTGAAAAAAGAAACAAATCACACTAAGAATGCAAAGGCTAATCTGTTAGCACGAAAAAAATATCAAGAACAGAGAGAAAAAGAAAGAAAGGAGAAGCAGAAAACTTGGAAAAAAAGATTAAACAAAAAGGCGTAGCAAGTTATCAAGGATTGACATTTAAACCAAATGGAACAGTACAAGTAAAATTTAAGTTACGCTATGATGAACTTCTGACAAGTGTTAATCTATTACAGGCATTGAACAATGATGTAACGATACATGCAAAATGCGGAATGAAGAAAGCAGTTGACCTTGGAATATTTACCATTGGTTCAGTGAACTTTGACAGAGATGGAAATGCAACAGTACCATTCAATTCAATTGTGCAGAGTGTAAACATTGAAAATTTATGTTCGCTTGTAGAAGTTGAAAAAGATGAACCGATAGCACTAAAGTTCATGGGAGTTATTGAGTTACCGGATTCAAATGTAAAAGAACTTGAAGGAGGTGCAAGCGAATGGGAAGATTAAGTTATAATGAGATTGCACATTCAAGATTTAAACAGACAAGAGATGTGGTAGTATCAGAAGCATTTCTTGAGAATGGGAAAAAGATTGGTTATTCAATAGCAGAAAGATTGACAGTATCAGAAGAACAGGGAGAGACAAGAGTTTTTCTTAGAGGTGGATTAGGTATTGTTGATAAAGAAGGATTGTTTGCATTAAAAAAGACAATTGATGAAGCTTGCGAAAGAGTTAAAAAAGAAGAACAAAATTAATAAAAAAGTATTGACACAAAACAAGAAATGTGTTAATATATAATCACAGAAACAAATTAAAGAAATGTAAAAGAAAAGGAGAAAAACATTATGGCAAAGAATTGGTCAGCTTATGAAGCGGCAAAAGAGATTTATGGAGACAACAAAGAGAACATCGCAGAGATTGGAAGTAGATTCCCATTATTCGCAAGAAAGGTAGCACTTACAAACAATGTGCAGTTACTTGATGTTTTGAAAGTACTTCCGAAAGTAACAGCAAGAGTTGTTGAGACAGGACTGAAAGACATGGACGGAGAAGATGTTGATATTGACATTGAGGACGATGTAGAAGAGACAGAAGCACCAAAGAAAGAAAAGAAAACGCCTAAATCAAAACAGCCTGTAGATGATGAATGGGAAGAGGACGAAGAGACAGAAACATCAGACTATGACAGCATGACAGGTAGTGAATTATATGCTTTATGTTGTAAGAGAGGAATTTCTTCACAGTGTAAATCACGTTCAAAAAAAGCGTTAATTGAACTTCTTACAAAATTAGACAATGGAGAGATTGAATCATCTGGTGACAAAAAGAAAGCCGATGAAAAAAAGAAGTCAACAAAGACAAGTAAGAAAGCTCAGAAAGTAGAAGAACCGGAAGAGGATGATTGGGATGATGAAGATGAAGATACAGACCCATATGCCGGAAAGACAGCAAAAGAACTGTTCACAATGTGTAAGAGTCGTGGAATTAAGACAAAACCACAGCAGAAAGCAGATGTCTATGCAAAACTGTTAAAAGCCGATGATGCAAAAGATGAAGCAGATGAAGACGAGGACGATGATGATTGGGACATCTAAAGCCAATCTTAAATAAATATGTTGAATTAGGGCGGTAGGTAGGATTTATCTACCGCTTTTTGATTGGAGGAATACTATGACAACTGAACAAATATTGTTGTTAGATTGCACGAAAGATGGAAATATAGAAAAGATTAACAAGTTTTTGTGGAAAATAAAACCAGTTGTAAAGATACTTGAAAAGAATAATTACACAAGAACAGAGAAAGCACCGATAGAATTATTAGAACAAGCATTACATGGTATTTGTGGAAGATATCCATATAGATTACAACAAATATGGACATATACAGAAGATAATGTTTTCCATTTCTATCACATGGGAATTATGTACACAATAGATACATATACATGGATTGGAGATGTAAAGGGTAAGACCTTATGGGAATTAGTAGCAAAATCAATTATAAAAATATATGCACATATTATGGAGGAGAGAAAAAATGATTAAAGAAAGAATATTTTATACAGATGGTGCTTGTAGTGGAAATCCGGGTGCTGGTGGCTGGGCGTTTGTTGAATTAGTAAATTGTGACAGTGGTTTTAAAACAAATGTTCAAACAGGTGGAAAAAAGCAAACAACGAATAATGAAATGGAATTGACTGCCGTATATATGGCGTTAGTAAAATCCTTAAAGGAGAAGGCTAAGAAGGTGACTATATATAGTGATAGTGCATATGTAGTGAACGCAATAACAAAAGGTTGGTTACAGAATTGGAAAAATAATAATTGGAAAACAAAAGAAGGAAAGCAAATCAAAAACAAGCTAATATGGCAGAAGATGTACAAATTAATATATCTAAAAGATATTGAGGTTGTATGTGTTAAAGTTAAAGGGCATGATGCAGACCTATTGAATGAATTAGCAGATAAAAAAGCAGTTGAAGCAAAGCTAGAATATATGGAGGATTAGAGCCATGTTAGTAGCAGAAAAAGCAAAGGAACAAATATTTACAGATACATCTATGAAAAGCGCATATCTGAAAGCTTGTAAGTGGTTAAGTAGTAATGTATTGGCAGTAAACAATAGCAGAAACATTGTATATAACATTGAAAAACAAAAACCTGTAGAGCTAGGAAAGTACAGTGTAAAGCTTATATTATATGTAATGGCAGAAGAAAGTGAAATAAAGGAAAGAATGTGTAATATTTGTGAGGAATGTTCCAGCATGATGTATTTATCAAGTAACAAACATAAATGCGAAAGTTGCAAGGTAAATCCGTACCGTAGAAGATTACAAGAAAAATTGAAATTAGTAAAAGAAGGGAATGAAGTGTTGTAATGAACAGAAAAAGAAAGAAGATATTAAGAACAATGGTAAATGTGTTTTGCGAATTTGTTATGCAAATCATGTTTTCATTTATTGAAGAATTTGACAAGATTGGTATTATATTAGAAATTATATATCCAGTATTTCTTGTGTATTGCAGTCCAAACATTGCAGTTGCTATATTATTTAGCATGGTAATGCTATTCATATGCAGATACATTCAGAGCGTAGGAAAGGCAGTAAATAGAAAGGGCGATAAAGGTTTTCCGATGCCGGATAGAAGATATACAGAAATGGATAAAGATGGATTTATAGGAATGAAAAATGAAGACGATTTCCCAGACATGATACAGTATTTATATGAGCTAGAAAACTATTATCAAAAGCGGAGCAAGTTAAAATGAGAGGTGGAATAACAGTACCATGTAGAGGATGTAAAGACAGAACAAAAAAGTGCCATGGAAATTGTGAAAGGTATAAAGAATTTCTGAAAAGAAATGAAGAAATAAAAAGTAACAAAAAGAAAGTATCAATTAACCGTAGCACAATATTTAGACCAAAGTATTTTAAAGATTAACTTGACAATCATACAGAAGTATGTTAATATAGATGCATAAGGAAACACGTTGGATAGAGTGTACAGGAGTAGCCGTAAATGCTCGCCTAGAATATGAATAAAATCTGTTTGGTGTTCGCATACAAAATTAAAAAAAATGATAGGAGGAAAACGCCTTTCTTATTTATCATAAAAAAATTGCGTCACCCAGCACCAAACAGATTTTTATATATATGCAATATAGACAGGGTGAACCTGTCTTATTTTATTATTAAGGAAAACAGAATGGAGGACAGAGAATGGCAAAAAAAAGAGGAAATCCAAATGGACAGAAGAACCTCATAAGTTTAGACCAAAGACCAGTTGAAGAACGAAGAAGAATCTCACAAATGGGAGTAGAAGCAAGAAAAAAGAAAGCGGATGAAAAAAAGTTTTTACAAAAGAATCTGAGAGAACTGTTAAAGCTCAGACCATCATCAAGAAAGCAAAAAGAAATTCTAAGAGAAATGGGAATTGAAGATGCAGACATAACAAACAGTATGCTACTTATGACAGCATTGTTCCGTAAAGGATTAACAGGAGATGTAGCCGCAATCAGCAAAGTTGTAGAAATGGTTGAAAAGTTAGAGTTGTTCGAAGATGGAAAAGAAGATACAGGACAAAACATTTTAATCAATCTGATACAGCAAGGAGAACAATATATACCAACAGAAGAAGATGAACAGGATATTTGGAAAGCCGAGCAAGGATTAGAGTTCACAAAACCAGATGATATGGAAGAATGGAATACAGAAGATGATGATTGGGGAGATGATGTATATGACGGTTAATTCGTTCTTATTTGGAGAAAATGAGCATGAAAGCATAAATCCTATATTAAATACTGAAAATGCCTTAAATAGCAAAATACAAGCTTACAGGCATATGTCAGCAGAGGAATATCTAAAAGAAAAACTAGGAAAACATAAATTATTTATCAAAACAACT